CTAAAAAGAACCCTATAACCCAATCACCTGGCTCCAACTGTGGCGTTGCTGAACGCACAGCACCAGATGAATATGGAGTAGTCACAGGCATCATAGTGATTGCCCATGGAAGATCCTCACTCTTTACGGCATTACAAGATCTAGGATGATGTCCTATAATCCTGACTTTATACCTACCAGAACGCTTTGGATCTTTATTCTCCTCACCATCCTGAGAATGCATAGGCGACTCAATCTGTCCGATCCACCAGGCGAACCCGTCAGATCCAATTTGGTGGATTGGATATAATTGATTAAGTCCTTCCATATCTAATCGTCATAAATCAAGCACTCAGGCTCGTCTGGATGGTTCTCACAGAAGAGTTCTATAGCATTAGGATCATGGTGATCTCCTGCTTCGATCTCTGCCTTGTGGTGGTCTACGTACTCTTCTAGATCATGAAGCTCCTCTTTGAAATGCCTACGTGCAGCAGGACTAGTCTGGGGATCATCGAGGATCTCCTTATCTTTTGCAATATGTTCTTCTATAGTATTCATAGCTTTAAGTTATGCGTCTGTTTTTGTGTCTTCGTAACCCCAAGAGTCACGAATCAATTCCAATACAGTATAGACACTCATGGAAAGTCTGTCAAATTGATGATTGAGTTTCCTGATCAAGTAGATACCACTGTGTTCTGGATCAACCGATCCTAGGTCTTCCTTGGTTTCTGAAGGAACTTGGTTGGGTATCTGTACTTCAATCTTCTGACCCACTCTCAAATCTAGGTTCCCTGTCACAGATATAGCTAATTGCTGATTGAACAATGTACCTGCACGTGAGATAGATTGTACCAAATACTGCTTTTGAGAATCAAAAAATTCAGATGGTTCGTCACTGTCATCAGAAGCATCGTTTGATGCTACTTCAGTACCATTGTACCAATTTTCATGATTAATAACAGAAGATAAGCGTCTAGTCGGATACTGAGATAGTTGTTTTTGCCCCTTTGGTAAACTAGTTTGTGGACCTAAGTGAGCCATTTGATCCCAGCTTTCACTTAATTTATATGTGTACTCCGTATAAACACCAGTATTTATGTCAAAAAACGCACACTCTGTAGAATATGCACCCTCTCTGAGTTTTTTCATCATGTCAATCTCAGATCTAAAGATAATCTCTTGAATCTTTCTATGATCCTTAGACTCTGTTGCATCCACATTTGCTGGTTCAAAAGAATATACAGCAACTTTACCAGAACCACCAAATTTATCTGGGTCTGGTGATACAACAGAATCTACACTCTTGAAATTAAATCCATCACGATCTTCCCAGAAAAAATATCCAGCAGTACCTTTAAGTTGTTGAGAATCCTTGACGTTATCTGATTTTGTGTTGATATTAGTATCACCACTATTAGTACTAATACTAGATGATGTTCCACCTCCAGCTGCTGTAAATGTTTCTTTAGATATTGCTTTGTGTTGTAAATCTCTAATTACTGCAAATGGTGACTTACCAGCAGGAATTATCTTGAATGTATTAAGAGACTCTTCAACTTTTATCTTAGCAGAAGGTACATTAAGATAATCTATAAGAAGACTATTGACAATTCCACTAGCAGTATTTGTGAGAACCTTATTTACTTTAACACCTTCATTAGTTAATCCTTGATCACCAATCAATCCTAAAGTATATGCTTGACCCTTCTCAGTACTAACTCTGTTACCAATCTTCCATACACGAAAATCAAATTGATGATCATCACCTTTATTATCTGAAACAGCAATAACAACCTTCTCGAAACCTGTGATAGGCATATCAGCAGGTAGATTAAGTGCTTTGTCAAGAATTACCAGAGTACCAGATATCGATGGTGAAAATAAATCCTCAACATACTGGAAACTAGAAAACACATCAGTAAGATATGCATACGGATCACCCATCTCTTGTCCCACTTTCCAAATAGCGACAAATTTTATATTATATTGTTCTGCTCTAACTATATCTGCCATTATTTGTATGCCGAGTATACAAATTGATATTCATCAACCTGAGTTTCTGCTGAATTATCTATATGAGACATTGGTTCATCATGGCGTGGAGTGTTAGTAGTAATAACGTTCTCACTGTTGAGAGTTATACTATCTGGATCTATCCTATTCTTAATTAGTTTATTCAGAGACTGTTCCTTCGAAGACATATCAACAATCTCTGCTTTGTTACTAGCTAATGGTTCTGCCCATGATGGTCTCTCACCAGTATATCCAGGATGATTGTAGTATGCATTTGGACCATGCATATCTTGATACTGACCAACAGCATCTGGGAATATAAAATCGGTAAGGAAACTTGCAATACTAAGTCCTTTTGATCCAAGTTTAATACCACCCTTAAGCAATGGTGACAACTTACTCATCAAACCCATACCTCTATTTGCTGGTGATGTCATCAATCCTCTAACCGCATTAGCAGTTGGACTATTAGGATATTTTCCACCCATTAATCTATTAGCTAAATTCATTCCCTTAGTTGCTTTATTAGGATTAACAGCAACCTCTGGTGATATACCTAAACGTTTCAACCAACCAGGCAATCTAAGACCAGAACCTTTAGGTTGTAGTACATTTAATACCTGACCTCTATTATTCATCATATTACCAAAACCAGTGTTAGGAAGACCCTTAACACTGAAAGGATTTAAACCAGTAGCACCAGGTCTAGCATACTGAGCAGAATTCCAGAAGTCTGGTGTTAAGAATGTCTTACCTCTACCAGCCCAACTCATAGCATTGCTAGGTCTAAATCCACTTGACATAATACTAGATGCTCTAGCATTACTGGTTCCATGAAATAGGTTCTGTAAACTACTTGCACCACTTAAACCTGGACCACCTATACCACCTATACCACCATCTCCTGTATTTTGTTTTTCGTTACCTCTGAATAATCCAAATATATCCCACCACGCACGTCTATTCTCACTCTGCTCTCGCCTGAATATATCCTGATTTCTTTGTTCTGACTGGTATGCTTTAGTCTCTAATAAATTATTGACCTTACCACTAATCGTATCTTTAACACTAAATGCTTGAGCAACAGGATCAATAACAGATCCTATAGTATGTTTCATACCACTGAATCCTGGTGTTGCTCTAACAGCATTACCAGTAGCAGCCATGATTCCTAATGAAGCAACCTCAAATGGTAACTTCATTGCTTTCATCAAATTCTCTTCACTGAACTTGTCTCTCTTAACATCATTCACTGGAGACTTCATAATATTACCAGAAGTCTCAGATGGTCTCTGAGAGAAGAAGTTCATTGCTGGTATTTGTGGAGTAGGAGCAGGTATATCTGTTCCAGTCTCATACTGTTTACGAGTTACACCATCAACAGCACTCGGTTGTCCTTGTGTATAATTATTATCTAATGGTGTGATCATCTCATCACCATGTAACCTGACTAGGTATCCACTATCAGGACCAGAAACTATACCACCCTGTTCAAAGTTAGGAACATCAACTCCACCAAAGTCTAACTCATCATTATCAACATCTAAAACATTCTCAAGTTCATTCTCTTTCCTTACCTGATTAGGATCTTCATCAAGATCAGTAAATCTCTCAGTACCAGAGAAATCATCCTCTTTCTTTAATTCTTTCTTTACTTCTTTGGTTTCTGATTGATCAGCTTGAAGTTTAGCAAGTGCAAGTTGCTCATTTAATATACCAGCAATAGCATCTAGTTTATCACCTATGGTATCATTGCTAACTTCAAGACCCTTAGCAATAGCAAGATTAGACTGATTTGCAGCAGTAATCTGACTCTCTAAAGTACCCTGTTTCTGATTAATAGAAGCAACAGTTCTATTAAGTGACTCTGCTATAGCAGCAAAGAATATACCAAGTTTTTCATCCTTGACCTCTACAGGGTTATTCTTCTCCGAAACACTACTTTCATACCTCCTAGTACCAGAAGATCCGACCATTGGAGTCTTTGATTGTACATTCTTACTAAGTCCACCAGGAGTAATATTAATCATATTACCAAGAATGGCATCATTTGGTACTATATCAGGATCTATACCACCACCCCCACGAGGACCACCACTAGATGCTGTAGGTTGAGGATTTATAGGACTTGCAAACGGTGTACTCTGACCTCTATTAAAATAATCAGGATACTTAAATTTACTACTAAAATTCCTTCTCCTAACAAAACCAGGAGTCATCTGATACTTCAGTGCTTCACGGAAAAATTCTCCTTTACGAAGTCCTAAAATATCTCTGTCTACTTTAAGTTTATCAGCAGCAGCATGAGCACGTGCCTTCTCAGACTTAGCCATGCTGGCAGCATCAAACAACGCCCCAATTATCTGGGGTGCAATACTTCCGTCAGCTACAGCTTGATATCTAACAGTCATCCTATCCTACTAACTTTGCCAACTTAATCATCTCAAGAGAATTGTTATTAGCAATAACATTCTTCTTCCTCGTGATAGTCTGTTGGTTAACTATAGTGTTATTTAACACAATAACCTGTAAATTTGAATCATCCTCTATTTGACTAAACAATCTACTATTATCATGAAGTGCTTCATCACGCAGTGAATTAAATGCTGATAGAATGTCAGGTTGACTGATATCATTATTTTGACTAACCTGCTCCACCTTTCCAGTCTTCAATTGCTTTAGGAATTTATTATAAATGTTTAAAGATTCTTGCAATGTTCTTTCTGTTTGTCCATGAAAAGGTCCAATACCAGCCCATTCTTTCTGAAGTATTGCGAGATCCTCTATAGTCAAAGGTTTAGAAACATCTATACCTCTCTTCACTTTAGCAAGATGTAAGATTAATTGTAATTGCAAATCCCTATCAAACTTAATTTTATTAGGATCAAAATCTAGACCAAGATGAGCATACATTTGCTTTACTTGATTCAAAGGATCCCTAAATTGACCTAAACCAACAGCAGCAGATCGATCTGTTGTTCCGTCTGCGAGAGTAAATAATGATTGTGGATCTGATAAAAACTTAGTTTGGAGATCATATACTTCCTGTAAAGTTAGATTTGTTAAGTCACCATATTTTGTATTGTCACCATAATCACCAAACCATCTACTAAAAGAACTATCACCTTCAGTTCCTTCAACATTCCTCACCATTTTTAAAAAGGCAAGTTCTTCTAGATCATTTATTTGACTTGTATTAGTATCTGGTTTAATACTTCCTAATAGATCATTCCTCTTTGGAGATAGACCTTCAGATTTAAGAATCAAGTTAGTTAAGAAACTTGCATTAGAATATGCTGCCGTACTATCAGGTTCAAAGAAATCAACACTAGTATGATATCCAGACATCCTACCAGCACCATTAGGTTGAATTTCTGGGTCACCTGAATCAGATTTAACAAAACCAACTGGTCCCAGATATTGTCCTCTTCTAACCTTTTTTCCTTCTTTGACTTTAATACCACCATTAGGAAAGTGTGCATACAAAGCATCAAATTTCCTACCATTGGTAGGATCAGTACTTCTAATAATTACAACATTACCATATCCAGTAGATTGATGTCCTGTCTTAACAACTACACCATCAAACAATGCATAATTCTTAGTATAATCACCATAACTAAAATCAATGCCAGGTTCTCCTGAACGGTCTAGACCTTGCTTACCTGTAAAAGTTATAGTAGTTGGACGAGGGTTATCACTTTTTCCAAATCCACTTACCCAATCTTTGAACATCTTTATAGGTTGGAATCCACCTTCACCATTATTTTCTTCTGGTTCTATCTCTTCATTCTTACGATTTTGTTGAAATTGTTCTTGAGCCCACTGCGACAAACTATCTGTTCTTTCTAAGTAAGTTTCAGTAGTTGCCCTTGCTTTAACTGGTGCAGTTTTAATACCAGTATTATATCTAACATTTCTAACTGAAAATGGTAAGGAAGAAACTGTACTAGAGATATCTCTACTAACTCTGAGATCATTTGCCATTGCCATACTAGTAGATACTAAAGTATCACCAATATTTTGAATATGGCTTGTGGTCATACCACTATTAGGATCTACTGCTTGAATCTGCTCTGTACCGTGTAACATACTAACTCCTCTATTGGTCAATCCATATGGATTTCCTTGTTCAAACTGATCTAGTCTAGCACCACTACTGGTATAACCACCATCATTAGTAGGTGGAGGTGGTAACCCAAGTGGGTTAAACCCGACATCCCTTGCAATATCAACTGCGGTGACACCCCATCCTAGTATAGGTATAGCAGAAAGTAAAGACAATATACCACCAGTCGTATCACCCTGAGAGAATCTATACCCTGCTTCACCTAATGCTATAAACGTACCTACACCTGGTACGAATTTAGAACTCTTAGCAACTGCTTTAGCACCTGCTTTAGTAGCTGCCTTTTTCGCTGCTTTTTTACCTACGCTACTACTAAGTTTTTTCTTTATAACTCTCTGACCAGAATCTGATGCAGCAGAAGGAACACGAGCACTTGCACCTTCAAAACCTTCGAGCATTTTAGGAGTGATATCACCTCTATTGATCATCTGTTGGAGTCCATCATTCCAAACTCTTGAACGTTTTGCTAAAATATCAGCATCCCTCAAATCTCCTACCATACCTGTAGGTGTTCTAGATCTCAAAACATTCATCAACACATCTTCACCAGTATCACCTTTGAAAAAAAGCTCTGGAATCTTGCTCTTATCTAAAATTGACCTCTGGTGTTTTCTAATTGAAGTTCTTCCTAAACCAGTTCTAATATATTTTTTAAATCTGTCTTGTCCAAGTTGTCTAACCAGATAAGCACCTGCCATTTCAGGTCCAGATCTCATGAAAATCTTCCTGAAATTCTTACCCGCTAGAACTTCAGTAGCAGCTGTAGCAAGTCTTCTTCTAGGAAAACCTCGTATACCTAATCGAGACTGTAATGCATTAGCTACTTTCCTTAAACCAAGTTTTTCAAAAACTGCATTAGCAATTTTTCTACCAACAATATCGGATAGAGCTCCAAATAACCATTTACCTTGTTCAGTACCAGTACCAATTCCAGTATATCTCCTAGTCCTTGCAAGATCTCTTGTTAGCTCTAATTCGTTCTCTGCTTGAGCTACCTGTGCTTTGTCCTTAAGAATATTTTGA